GCTTCGAGCATGATGTAGTATTCTTTCCACTTATGATTGATGGGATATTCCATAAGAAGTCCTCCGTTCTTTAACTTACATATATATTATATCATAAAACGGCTTTGTTGTAAACTGACAAAATAACCAAAGTTTAGATAATTTTTTATCTATTTTATAGTAAAAGCACCCAAGATCCCTCTCAGGTGCTTTTATCATGTACTTTACTTATTTATTAGTCGTCGATCGATACGAGGTCACACTCGTACAGCACATCAACACACTCAGTGTAGCCCTCTTCAGGATCAAGCTCATCCTCAGGCTCCATCTCAATACACTGCTCCACTCTGAGAGTCAAGAAGTCGCCGCGCTCGGGATGAAAGCCATAGATAGTATCCATAGTTTCACCGGCGAACTCAAGGCAATCTTCTACTGTCCGGATTTGGCGAGCATACTCAAGAGCAGCCTTCGGAACCTCAAATTCTTCCAGAAAGATTTCGGTGTCGGTGGGGTCACCGTCCTTGTTGTAGCCGAGAGCACAAACAACGTAAATGTAATTTTCCATAGTATATTCCTCCGTAGTTTCATTTGATTACATATATATTATATCACAACCGGTAAGATTTGTAAATCGACAAAGTGCACAGACTTTTATTATTTTTCTATGCACTTAGCCGGCACCCACACAGCAGTCGAGCTTGAGCTTCGTCTTCAGAGCCTGAAAACAAGTGATCTGCCCAATGTCTCCGAGTCTCTCCCCTTCGATAAAGAGTTCAAGTTCTTCGAACTCATAGGGCTGGATATACTCAGACTCCATCTTCTTCTGCACTCTGTAGAGCTTGTAACCCTTAAGCTCGGGATACTTGAAAATCTGATCCTTTTCCCAAGGAATTGCTTTGCCGTGAGCATCCCAATAAGATTTTACATCAACTCTCTTGGTGTATCCCATCTGAACAAGCTCTCTGGAAATCTCAGTAACCTTCATCTTAAACTCCTTTCAGGGTTTCAAGCATGTCTGCAAATCCAGAACACTCTTCTGCATTCTCAAGGTGCATCTGAGCCTGCTCTGCATCCTTAGCTCCCTTAGCCCAAAGTCTCTCATTACTTGCTGCGCCTCTGTAATCAGAGATCAGTTCATCAAGCCACAGTTTCTGGTTTTCAGTCATAGTTAATGCTCCTCCTTAACTTCACAAATTTCTGCAGGGAAAGAACGTCCATCGCCATACCAGCAATCAGTGTCCGGCTTATAGAGCCAGTCCTTATCGCAGATATAAAAAGGCGGATAGAGAGCGTTTTTAGGGACAATCTTCATGTCACCATGAAAGGCTTTATAGCCTTCAACCTTAATCATAAGTCTTATCCTCCGTGCTCTTGATTACAATATTATTATATCACATTTTGATTGATTTGTAAACTGACAAAGCTACCAGACTTTTACAATCTTTTCTGGTAGCTTTGTATGTTTTCATATTTCACATTTTGCTGCGAGCTCTTTCACAATCTCAAGAACCTGAGCTTCATGGTAAATAGAACCGTAGTCCCTCTCCCACTCTCCGGTACGTCTATCTACCCGGAAGATTCCCCAGCTCTCTCCGAGACTGATCTCTACTCTGGGTCCGTATTGGTCTTCGCTTATAGTAGCTTGAAAGATATCATAGTTTCCGTATTTCTTCTGCTGGTTAATCTTTCTGGTCATGAAAGCTTTGTTCTTTCCTCTGACAATAGAAAGCATTTCATCCTGAGTTAAACGTTTCATATCCAACCTCCAAACTTATTTCAAAAGCTCTACTACATCTTTAGGGTTTCGAGCATCGTAGCAGTTACGACACTCTACACATCTCCTCTTACCACAGTTGATAGCAGGATTAGTCTTGTCTCTCGTCACAGTGAAAGTAATAACTCTTCTGTGATACTGTTTGATGTTCTCAACAAAGGACTCGTGAAGAACATGGTCTATGTAAGGACTGGAGAGGATCAAGGTTACGTTATCAGGAAATCTCTTTCCACTTTCGAAATACTTTCTGATAATACCGTACTGTTTAGTAAACAGTGCGAATTTCGTATGTCTTGCTGCTCTTGCAATTCTTATGTAGTTGAGAAGCTGTGTTTCATTAGTCAGATCTCCGAAAGATTCGAATCTCGCAATCGCAGTGTTCAGAAAGAACTTCGCAATCTCCTTAAGCTCGGAGGTAGTAAGTTCCCTCTCTGCAAGGATGTGAGTGTTGTTCGTGAGAGCACCCTCAAGTCTCGGATACATTGCCATTGTCCTGTCTACATAGCAGTGAGTACAAATGCAATCAGGATTATCAGAGCAGGCTCTTTGCATGCACTGGGGGTTAAGTTTCTTGTTCGTGCTAAGACTGGGGATCATGGTCATCTTACCCTGATGCTCAGAGAGAGTGATATGTTCTTGATCGTTGATTTGAATTTTGAAGCTCATGGTCTTTACCTCTCCACTTGTTCGTTACAATAATATTATAACATATTTTGCCGAAAAAGTAAATAGGTAAACTAACCAGAGTTTACTTACTTTTCTTGTGCATCTTGATAAATGCCTGTGAACATATCTCTCACGTTATTTGCCTTGAAGACACCAACGTAGTTTCCGAGAGTATCAATAGTCCATCTAATTCCACCGTACTCCGCAGCATTCTTTGCTTTCGCAATCATGTTGTCGCTGGACATATTAACTCTCGCTTTCTGAGACCAGAGATCTACAAACTCTGCGAGTCTATCAGGTGTAACCTGAATCAATTCTCCGGATACAGCGAAAGGCAGGTTTCCTGAAACGAGAACAGGAGCTTCTACAGAACTGAGACTGAGACCACCAAAACCGTGAGTCTTATAGAAAGAGGATACAGGAAGACCGGGGAGAGTTGAGATCTTATCAAAGTTCATCGCGATAGTTTTGATAGTGGATCTATACTTGAGGTATTCCTTAATACCGTATGTAAACTTCATCATCTGCGGCGGAGTAAGATCGCCCATACCGATAATATGATAAAGATCACACTGAACGATCTTGGTCTGCAGTGATTCCTCGGCTCTACAGAAATTCTGAAGTTCCAGGGCTTCCTGTATAGTCAGCTTCTTGAGATCGTCTGTTGTCTTGATACCTCCAAGTAAAAGCTCGCACTTATCAATGCGAACCTTAAGCAGAGTCATAAATCTTTCGAAAGTTTCCTTATTCATAGGTCCTCCTTACTGAACCAGTTCAATATCAAGTCTCTCAAGAGCAAGCTTGAAGGTGAGACAATCTGCGGTGCCGAGAGGGAGTTCATAGCAAGAACACTTGTAGTCCCCCATAACCCGGATATTAACCGGACCTCCCCAGAGACAGATGAGTCTCACGAAGTTTCTGAGATCCTCACAATCTTCCGGTATCCAGAGCCTAGGGCCATAGCAACCCTTAATCTCAGGAATAAATTCTATCTTACGAGTCTGCTTCATGTTCTTACCTCCTTGATCAAGTTCCAGCCCACAATATCACAGTAGTAAAGTCGGCACTTTCCGTTTCTCTCAATGTGCACACAGTCGCTTACGGAGAGGGAATGTCCAGTGAAATCCTCAGGTCTTCGCATATTAAATATATAGAAGAGAACTTCGAGGGCTTCGAGATCAGATTTGTCATCCATAGTTTCAGACTCAAGATCATAGACAATCTCGTAGTCCTCTATGTTAAACTTATCTTCCTTGTATCCACGGAAAGCATAATCGCAACCCGCAATATCCTTGATCTGCAAAATACGAAAACGCGTCATTTTCAATCCTCCATATAATTCGGTTTGTATTTCGGCTTTCTCTTTCGACGGTCATCAAAGACCTGAGCTCTGTTCTTCAACCGGCTGAATTTCCGGTCCTGAGAAGGAACACTTGAGATGTCAATTCGAATCTGAATCACATTCTCAGGTTTCCTCTCTCGTACTTCATAGGTTCTGCGCTTCATAAGGTCTTACCTCACGCCTTTCCGTTCGCCATGTCCATAACGGTCATGAGAACTTCATTAGAAGGATTAGGATCAAGCTCCATCCACTCATCTGCATAGACGTGAGTACTTCCAAAAGAGAACGCGTGGTTCACATCGATGTACTGAACCAGAGTTTTGTTTCCTCTGTCCTCAAGAACAACGTATCTCTCTTCACCAGTCTCTCTGGGGCCAAGCCATTCAGGCTTTGCTTTGATAATGTCTCCAACGTTAAACTTACTCATTTCTAAAACCTCCAAGTTTCAATCACAATATTATTATAACATGTTTGTCAGATTTTGTAAACCGACAAAATATACAAAGTTTAAAAAATTTTCTAGCAGAACCTAATAAAAAACGACGACCTGTCCAGGAGGAATAGACAAGCCGCCGCCAAAAAGGGAGGACTGCTGCTTTCGCAGCTAACTATGAAAAACCGAGGTTTCTAACCTCTATTATATTATACAGTATCCAAATCGCTTTTTTATTATTTCGTCCAAAAGTTTTTTATTAGAATCTAAAGATTCTCATCCACTCATCCCAGAAAGATTTGGGGTCAAAGAGCTGATCAGCCAACTCTTTATACTCGTTGCTAGAGCTAGAGATAGTTACCACATGGTCACCATCCTTGAGAGTCATGTGATATCCCTCGGGGTGCTTAGCAATAAACTCATTAAGAGCTGCCTGATAAGCTGCCTCAGCATCATCTTTTGCTTTTGTTTCTGCGGCAATCGCTTCCTCATGCTTCTTATTAACCTCGCTTAGAGTCTCACGAATTGCATTGAGATCATTGTTAAGCTGCTTCTTGAGATTAAGAACATTGGTGTTGTACACCTGCTTTGCAGCATTGAAGTTCTTAAAAGCATCTTCTACTTTCTTAGCTTCAGCCTTCTTAATCTCAGAAGCTTTCTTCTTCTTAGCTTCCTTCTCTGCAGCCTGCTGCTCAGCTTCCTGAAGAGCCTCTGCAGAATCAAACATCATATCAAGTGTTTCAGAATAAAATTTCATAAGTAAATTCTCCTTATCCTATTAAGTTTAAATTTTTCGCGCTCGAGAAGATAGTTCCTCTCCTTATCCCTCTCACGACTTATATTTTCAAATCACCTGAACGAAAATGATTTGTTTTCATTATTAATATACAGTAAAGCCAGAATTTTTTTATTCTGGCTTTACATAGCTCTTACTTTATACGCCAAGCTAAACTTATAGCTTCTTCATAAGCTGGATTATCAAAAGAAATACCCTTGAAGCCATCTTGATTAAGTTCTCTTAATTGTTCGGCATTCCAGCCCCACAATGAAGGTTTTCCTGAAGCAGTAAAAATAAAGGTAAACATTCCACCAAGATCCAACATTTCATCGTGGCACGATTGTATATCTTCACTGGATACATCATCATAAGACTTTATTAAAACTGCCTGTGCTACACCGTCTTCTGGTTCTTCTAACCCCCAAAGTTCTACTCTACTGCTATCTACACACTCTGCAAAGTCTGCAGGAGAAAGATTAAGAATACTTTCTTTCATTGCACTAGTCATGTTAGATAAACTTGAGGCAGCACTCTTAAGTTTACTTCCAGTATCCTCTAGTTCTGCAACTGCATCTTCAGTAGACTTAAGATCTTCTTCAATGATTTTTCTAATGCACTCAAGAAGTTCATCTTCTCTTTCAAAGTTTTCACCTAGACCTTTAAGCTTACGTCTAAGCTTATTCATTTCTTTATGCCACTTATCAGAAAGCTTGGTTTTACTCTTATCTGCATAACCTACACCTTGACCCTTAAGTGCAGCATACATTCTAGCAAGCTGAAGATCAGACAAGTCGCTCAACTTGCCAGAGAACCCAGAAGCTTCTTCCTCAGTATCCTCTTCAGCATCTTCCTCTTCAGCATCTGTGTCTCCAGTATCTGAAGTGTCCTTAGCTACTAATAACTTCTTAGCTTCCTCAAACTCGGCTTGAGGCATAATATCCAGTAATGCTTCTAAGGTCTCAGCTTCTTTCATCTTTTTAATAGATGCTTCTATAGCAGCTAAGAATTTCTCATAAGATTCTTCTGTGTATCCTTCTTTTTCTACGGTATCTCTAAGATCACTTAATGCTTTGATTAATTCCGCTCTTTCTGCTTCCAGATCCTCACTCGCTGTTTCTCCGGAGTCTTCATTTTCCTCCTCCGCAGGCTTAAGAACAAGAAGTTTATTAAATTCCTCAATCTTAGCTGCAAGACCGGCATCGAGTTCTTTATATTCCTCTTCAGACTTAAGTTCTTTTAACACAGTCTCAGCATAGTCCACAATTGCCTCATCATAAGCATTCCAGGATTCTTCTGTGTATTTATCTTTTTCAGAGTTCTTAACTACCTCACTAAAGAGTCTTGCAGTGAGCTTCTCAATGAGTTCATCGAGATTAACTCCATCATCTTCAGGATTCTCATCCTCAGGATTTTCATCCTTATTCTTAGGATCTTCATCACCGGTATCTTCATCATCATCCTCAGTACCTGTATCCTCAGGGGCTTCCTCTTCTTTAGGATCTAGGAGAGCTTTAAGTTTCTCTAGCCATGCAGGTAACTTATCAATAAATGCTTGAACCTTAGAAGACTGAGTAGCTTTCTTAATTGCCTCACTCTTAGTTTGAATCTCACTCTCGTAGTCAGCGTAAGAATCCTCGGTGTAAGCGTCAGGCTTTTCTTTACCTTTCTGTAAAGCTTTAAGTGCCATCTTCTTTAGGAGTTCAAGATCCTCATTGTCCTCGACAGTATCTTCGTCTTTACCATCAGATCCACCTGTACCACCGGAACCGCCGCCGCCATTAGCTTTCTTAAGTAAAGCATTTAACTTAGGAACCCTCTCTTTAAGCTCTTTAGGATAAACTTCAGTTAAAGTTTTAAGCTGCTTCGCACCCTCAATACTGGATTTATATTGTTCATACTTCTTAGAGTACTGTTCGTAAGATTCAGGAGTATAACCCTCGGGTTTAATCTTCTCACCGAGAATAGCCAGACATTCAGCTCTAGCTTCTTCTAGTTTCTTAGCTGCATCATCTTCATCTCCATCATCATCTAAGCCACCGTCTTTTTTCTCAAGAAGGTTTTCTGCTGCTTCTTTCTTACCGGCTACATCAAAGTCTTCGAGTTCAGCAGCTTCCCCAGCAGCATCGATTTCCTCAATGATTGCATCCCAAGCTTCCTTATACTTAGCATAAGACTCCTCAGTATATCCGGCGGGAGGAATAATCTTACCAAGCTCTTTCTTAAGCTCTTCTTTTACCTCATCAATAGGAGTAAAGGTCTCACCAGCTTCTGCGCTATTTTGATTTGCAATTACAAGTTCCTTGATTCTCTTATTAATATCATCACGACCGGAAGTAGTAGTAGCCTTACCATTAACATAAACTTCTAGCTTCCAACCATATTTATCAACAAGCTTCTTAATCTGAGGATCACTAATAGTAACTCCTTCTTTAATTGCTATAATCTCAACATTAGCATTATTAAATCTAACTGAATGGCCTTTAGCAATCTTCTCCGCAGAGTCTAGAGTTTGTGCACGTTGGTTCTGACAAGGTTTACCATTGGCATCCACGATATCTTCTTTTTTAGGTCCGACAATATGGATATAATAACCTTCAGAAAAAATCTCATTAATATTAATTGTAGCTTTAGTAGCCTTATTAACTACCTGCTTTGCCTTGTTTCCAAGTTTATTGAGGGTCTTCTTAAAAAAACCGGCCTCAGCCTCGGTAAGGTACTCGGTCTCATCGAATACTTCATCTTCACCTGAGAGCTCTACCAAAAGTTCATCAGGCTCGTAACCCATAGGAACCCACTCACAAGCGTACTCACGCTCAAGACGCTCATAAGCTTCTTCTTCGGTAGCAGCTCTCACAGCGCCTACAAACTCACCGTTGTCAGTATAGCCAACCCAGGTAGGAAGATTAACAGACTCTACTAAGATCTGCTTATCCGCAGACTCTTCAATTTCTTTCTCGTCCTCTTCGCCTTTGTCTTCATCTTTGTCTTCATCTTTGCCCTCATCTTCTTCCTGATCTTCTTCCTGATCTTCGCCAGCAAGATCCTTGAGTTCATCGATGTGTTCTTCTTCCTCTTCCTTGATATGATCTATAGTATCGAGGATATCATCCTTCTCATCCTCATCCATAGGTAGGTGCTGAATAGTTTCATCAGCTGCCTCATATGCATCGATAGCATCATACTCATCCTTAATAAGAGTGTCGAGAGCATCCATTACAGTAGGCTCACTCTCCCAGTCCTTTGTAGTATCTGGGGCATACTCAGTTACATCTGGAAACTCTTGAGTATAAAGATCATTAGTCAAAGCAAACTGGTCGAGCTTAAACTCAGGGGCTTCAGTAACTCTGGTCCAAGTTTTTGCCATTTCATCTGTATCCACTTTTCTTTGGCAGGTTGGACAAATATAACCTACCTCCAGTTTAACACCATCTGCCTTGGGAAATAGGTCAAAGCATTCCTTACACTCAACCATGTCTTCATTGAGCTCAAGGTCTTCAACCATATCTTCAAACTTATCCATATCCATTCTCCTTTTAAACTATATCTAATTAAAATGATTTATCTCCAAATCACCAAATTAATCATATAATTTAGCAGTAAATATAAGTACGTAAAGTTTGAATTGCATCTTTTTGTATTTTAGCCTCTAGGGCTGGATCTCGAGTTGAGGATTTACAAAGGTAGAGTTTAATCACCCTGCCTTTGTGGATTAATCGAATATCTGAAAACGAGCCATTTTGGAAATACTCTAATTTGGAACCATAAAATTCCGGGATATCTCGAAATCGAGTTATGGTATCCAGGTATTCATCTACTAAAAGTTTAGCATCTTCCCGATAAGACATGTTATCGCGGCCGAATTCAAAAAGAAGATCTTTCCAGATAGTAACTAGCTGTCTTCCAGAAAGATCTTCATAAAACTTTAAAGTTTGTCCTCTATACTCAAGCTCATCCACAACAATTCCAGAATTTTGAAGTTGTTCTATTTTGGATTTACTCATGTCAAAGCTCCCTAAGAATTTTTCTCATTTCATTTTGTAGTGAAATGGAAAGCTCATTCTCCTTACCATCTATTACATAGTCCGCAAGATCTTTCTTAGCTTCCACTACATCCCACACTCGGTCATCTATAGTATCCGGACAACCTAGGATCTTGATAATAGCAGGTCTGGTATTAGTAACTCTCCATATACGGTCAGCAGACTGCGAGAGGGAACTCCAGGTCCAGGGAGAATCAAGACAGATCATGTAACTCGCTGCATTTAAGGTCCAGCCGGTTCCACACTTACCATGAGTCCCAATGAAAACGAACTGTTTTGGGTCTGACTGGAAAGCATCCATATTTCTTCTTACCTCAGAGTCATCCTGATCTCCAGTATTAACCGTCGGACCTAGGTCCTCGAGAAGTTTCGCTAATTCATATACCGGTTCTTTAAACGTACTCAGGATTACTACCTTCTCGCCCTCTCCCACTAGGTCTCTCACTATGTCTACACATCTTTCTATCTTAGAAGAAAGTATAGGTTGAGAAGTTAGGATACCAGGGCAAGCAGTCGCCTGTCTCAGGCGGGTTGTGAGCGCGAGTAAGTTACCGGCTTTAAGTTCGACTCGATCGGCTTCTTCCTTTACGCCTTCCTTGATAGCCTCATAAAACTTCCGGTGCTCATCACTCATCTCTACCAACTCATAAGTAATGGTCTTAGGAGGCATGTCTGATCTTACCTGATCCAGGGTTCTGCGAATAGAACAGGCTCCGAGTTCTTCTCTCAGAGTTTCCAGGTTCTTGTATCCAACAACTTGCTTATCTCCGAAACCGCCATACTCACAGTACTGAGCTTTGAAGTTAGTGAGAGTAGCTTGGTCATTCTCAGTCCAAGCAAGAGGCATGTAACAGGAGAGGGGAGAGTTAATCAGCAAAGTACCGGTGGCAGCAACTTTGTAATCTGCACCGAGCTTGAGAAGGTTTCCGCCCTGAGCTGAAGTCTTAGTAGCGAACTTATGAACCTCATCGACTGCGATAAGTCCGAACTTATTAGAGCTCTTCTTGAAAGCTTCGACGAACTCATCTGACCGGAGAGTAGCCGCATTAACTATAACAAAGAATTCCTCTATTGGATTCATGAGGATCTCGGCTCTCTTCTTAACAGACTCATAACTGATTCTGCCATGTTTTGAAATCTTCTCACCTAGGACAATACAGGACTCATTTGAAAACTTCTTAATCTCGGCTTTCCAGTTCTGTCTCAAGGAATCTACACCGCAGATGATCATGCAATGATCTATCAACCCTCTCGCCTTGAGGATCTCAGCATACATGATAATCTCATTTGTCTTACCTAGACCCATAGAATCTAGAAGAAGCCATTTAGGTCTTTCCGGATCTAGACCGAAGTTAACCCCCTCAATCTGATGTTGGAAAGGTTTGAACTTAAAACTCAGTACCTCAGATTCGGTAAGTTGAAAACGATCTGTTTTGAAATCCTGCTTTTCTGGAATTAGCTGAAGCTGGATTTCATCATAGAACGTGAGTTTGTCTAAAGCTTCTCCAAGTTCGTCTGCTGGAATTTCCCAAGTGTAATCCTTCTTGTGGTACACAGCCATAGCAAGAGTCTTCATTGTATCCACTATCGCAGGATTATACTGGAAGGTAATGAGAAAGGAACTGAGGCCACTGAGTTTTCTTGGTGGCTGGCTTTCTCTTATGTTAATCATCGAACAATGAAACTGAAGTATTAGTAAAGTCTAATTCTTCCTGCTCCTTCTTTGCTTTATAACTTACTGAAACCTCAACTATAAACTGCTTTCCACAACCGTCGCAGATATAACTTTCTGTCTGGCAAGGATCCTCAGAATAAGAGTGATGAAGAATCTTTCCTAAAGCATCTCTCAAAGGCATGTCTTCCGGCTTACCTAGAAAATCACCCGGCATCATAATCTCACAAGGTAAATATTCATATCCGCAATGTGGGCACTTTATAAATTGCTTAATTTTTTCAATATTGGAATCCATTATATGTAAATCTCCTAAAAATAATTTTCTCTAAAAATAATTAGCTCGCGCGTGCGCATTCAGATCTGAAGCTATATATAATAGCTTTAAGCTTAAAGCTATATATTAAAGCTTTAAAATATATACTTAAAATATTTATATAGAATATATATTTTGGGCTTTTGAAAATGCTTCAAAATGCTGTATAATAAAAATGTGAGTTCAGCCTACTACTCAGAAGTCTGACGACTTCTGAAAACAGTTCATTTTCAGTTTACTTGTTTTTCAGTTGGACTTAACTTCCGGCTGGAGCCGGAAGTAATACCCTCTCCCCCAACCCCCTCTCCCTCTTACGAGGTCAAGGAAGGCAGGGAGCATAGAAAGAAATAATTGAAAATGAACAATCCAGAGAACTCGCAGTCTCTATTATATTATACAATATGCACAACCATAGATTAACAATTTTATATAAATTATTTAATTTTATTTAATTTAATTTCCGGCCACGGAGGTCAGTAATTAAATTTTTTTATTGAGCCAAATTGTTAAAAATTTATCAGTCTTGAATAAAAGCAAGGACTCGCTCCAGAGGCCGTTTAAAGGCCCTCAGGCGAGTTTTCTTTTTTAGGCTACCAAGTATTAGCCCCTCTCGACTTCGTGCGAATTTGGCTAGAAATTTTGAGCCACACAAAGTTCTGGGCCTTAGGCTAGACCTGTCTGGCTTCCCTCCCTTTGGCCCCGGGAAATTGTAAACATTTTGTAAATTTTTGGAGAGGGCCTTAAGGGGAAGCCAGACAGGAGAGGGAGACTGGTCCTCCTAAGCCCTAGGCTGAAAACAGATTGTTTTGACTTCCGGTCGCGGGGTGAAAACATTTTCTTTTGGCTTTGGCCCTAGAATGAAAACACTTTATTTTCAGAAGCCAAAAATGAAAACGCCTTAAAATCGAAAACGATCTTTTTTCGCCGGCTATGAAAAAATGAAAATAGTTTAAAATCGAAAACATTTCTTTTTCGGTGCATGTAGAAAAAAGAGAAAAAATGAAAACTCCCCATTTTCAAAATGATCTGTTTTCACCTTAAGCCAAAAACCAAAATATTTCTTTTTCAGCCTATATTCTAAACCCAGGTCCCTCTCCACCTCATTATTCAGTATATAAAGCCTCGGAGATGAAGCGCGAGGGCCTGAGGAGGGGCCCGAGCCTCTCTAAGCTACATATAGTAGCCATGGCTCTCTGCTTCACTGTATGCCGCGCCTTGAGGCCTCTCCTTCTGCCTTCCCCTCCCTCTCGCCCTAAAGCAAAATGAAGTTTTGAGTTCTTGAAACTGCAGAAAAGGCTTCAAATACTCGCTTTTTCCTATAGCCTAAACTAAGTTTTTTGCAGTTTTTGATTTTGAAAACTTCGTTTTAGATAAAAGAAAAGCCCCGACTATTGCCGGAGCCCTCATAAAAAGAAGAAGCCCGGGGGGAAGCCCACCTCGGACGCTGCGCCAAAAACTAACCGGCGACTTACGCCGTGCACTTCGGCCAGTTTTTTGCTGTCTTCATTTAT